CAAGCGAGAGCGTGTAATGGAATTGCGCACTTAGCGTGGCATCAGTCCCTGTGAGCGAGTACGAACCAGTCTCACAAGCGAGCGAGTAGTTGCGTTGAACGGTCAGATCAACGCTTGACCCAGTCAGTGCGTAGCTTCCGGCGCTTGCGGATAATATGTAATTGCGAAGTAACTGGAATGTACAATCCACGCCCGCAAGCGTGTAACTACCTGCCTCGCACGAAAGCGAGTAAGCCCGTGTTATAGCAAAGGTAGCCGCTGCGCCTGTGACCGCATACGAGCCAGCACCACACGTGAGCACATAATTCCGCTTGACCGTGAGGTCGGCGTTCGTGCCAGTTAGCGAGTATGTACCCGCATTACAAGCAAGCGTCAGGTTTTGCGATGCCGGAGTGTGAGTGAGCGTGACGTTCGTGCCGGTAAGCGAGTACGAACCAGCAGCGCAGGTGAGAGTGTAGTTTTGCGCACCGCCCCCGCTTACTTCAAGCCCCCAAAATGGTACGCCCCCGTAGGAGTAATCCAGCGTGTCTAAATCGATGCCCGCCTTTGCCGCAACTGAGACGAATGGCACGCCGCCGTAGGAGTAGTCCATTGTTTCCAAGTTAGTTTTAGTCGGCAGCGCCATAATTACTATGCCTGTGTAATTTCAATATCGTCAATAATGACGGTTTGGCCTGTGATGCCTGTATACCACGCCCCCGCTTCAATCTCGACTACTCCCGCTTCGGTTGGTGTAAATTCCAGTGTTACCTGATTGCGGGAGGTGTTATCCGGACACGTCACTATAATATCTTGCGCGGCATCGCTCCAAGTAATCTGCCCATATCTGCAACGCAGTGCCCCCGCAATGCCAGTTCCTGACTTCTTGAAATAGACCTTGACTGTCACCTTACCGCTTGAAGCAACCGCTACTCTCGCAATAGGGATGTAGAATGGGTAGACAGTGTTTCTCGCAGCATTCGTGATAGCGAATTTCCACTCTTTGCCAGTCCCGCCTGCGGTTGCGTTTTGCGAGTTGGCGGTGGCATAGTTCGAGTAGACGTAAGAATAGCCGCCAAGATTGTTGATATACTGGCGCGTGTTGGCATAATAAGCCGTTCCAGTAGCCACTTTCTTGCTTTCAGCAATAGTAGCGGAGTGGCAGATGTTATTGGCGTTGTTTGCATAAATACCCGCCGTTGCATTGCCAGTTGTTGAAAGCGCGTAGATGGTGTTGTTGCTGCTGCTGTTGTAGTAGATGCCGTAGCTATTCGAGTTGCAGGTTGCGCTGGTGATGGCGTTGTTGCTGCTGCTGCTGGCGTAGTAGATGCCGTATTGGTTATTCGAGTTGCAGGTTGCGCTCGTGATGGTGTTGTTGCTGCTGCCGGTGTAGTAGATGCCGTAGTTGTTATTCGAGTTGCAGGTTGCGCTGGTGATGGCGTTGTTGCTGCTGTTGCTGTAGTAGTAGATGCCGTACACATTCGAGTTGCAGGTTGCGCTGGTGATGGCGTTGTTGCTGCTGTTGGTGGTGTAGTAGATGCCATAGTTGTAACGCAGGAAGTTGAGCTTATCCAAATTAGTATAACTTTTGCCAGTCATATACAACCCATAGCCATAGCGATTCGCAAATGTGCCATGCATCTGCCTAAACCACGTCTGCCCTGTTTGCGTTTCGGTGGACAGGTCCCAGCCGCCGGAAATATAGAGGAACGCGGCAGAAGTGCCAGACGAGCTAACGGTTTGTATTGCCGTTGTAGAAGCGGCGGCAGCCCCAGTGTCCGTCACTCCCAATTTCTGGCTTGAATGCCCAGACGCACTTGCAGATGGGTATTTCGCCTTTAGTGTTGCGCTGGTGTCAGAGGCAAGCTCTATAACCTCATACCAGTTACCGTCCGGTGCAGAGATGAAGTCGCCGATTGCCAACTCGGTCGTAAAGAGCGTATTAGTGCCAGTAACGCTCGTGTCATTCAGTGTCCACGCAGTTGTACCAGTCAAGGCAGTTGGGTCAGGGCTTTTAGCAACCCTGACCTCATCGCCAGCAGTTCTTGACGTGGACGCTTTCGTGATTGTTTTATATGGAGCGGCAGCCGTACCTGTGCCAGTTGTATCATCGCCAGTCGCCCATGAGCAGTATACGATTGCCATTATTGCCTCCGATTAAGCCAAGCTAAACAGTTCATCGCCGAAGTCGAGCGTGAACGTGTCGCCCGATGCGAGCGTGACTTCTGTGCCGTAGTCGTACCAGCAGATTAGTTCCTTGTTCGTAGCATCGTCATTGTAGATAATGACATATTGGAAAGGTCCAACATCTGCAGATGCGGTCAGGGTTTTATCTTCGAGCACCAGCTTATAAACGCCGCTATCTAAACCGGAACTTGATACTGTCAGGGTCACACTGTCCACGGCAGGTGAAGCGATAGTGGTGATATCTGCCAGCTTTTTGTCAAGCGAAGCAGATGGGGCGTTGGAAGCGTTGGAAAACGCCACCTTGAGGGTGTCGCTTGCGAGATTGTGCTTTTTCTCTGCAAGGTCTTCCACAAAACATTGAAATTTATTGTATGTTGCCATTTTTTGTACCTCCTAAGTACATAGATTATTATCGAACAACCCACATAGCAGGGATGTTTTGAGCATCCACCGTGTCGGTTGTTGTGTGAAATACGCCGCTCACAATCTCGCCTCCAAATCCTCAATCCTGCGTGTGTTGTCTGCTAATACCCAAAACTGTGTATCGCCAATCTGAAATAGTTGTAATGCCATTTATACCTCCAAATAAAACTATATTTTGTTATTCCACCTCCGGTATAAACATCGGCTGTCGTTCTTCTTCAATCTGTTCCAGCGCCATCCTCGCGGCTTCTTCACTCTCCCCAAAGTTGCGCATTCGAAACTCCAATTTGCTCATCAACCCCTGCCCCACCAGGCGCAAATCCTGTTGAAAACTGGTGTCCTTATCCACAATCACGCTGTCGTCAAACTGAAACGCGACGTCATAGCCACCCGCAGGTGCCAGATTGCCGATCGTTGCCCACACATCCATCGCATACAGTAGATCGACCAGGGCGTTTTCCAGTGCCTTCTGCGCATCCACCACAGTCGCATAGGTGCGCTGCCTGCTGATCTTGATCTCCGTAGCCGTCTTGTCCACAGTGTTGGGATCAGATAGCGTGCCGTAAGCCAACCCCGTGGAATATTCCACCCGCTTGAGGATCGCATCCAAACCACTCAGTATGCTTTGCTCACGCAGGGTCGGTGACCAGCCCTGAAACAGGCTGTTATCCACCGCGCCGGTCTCCAACGCCCGATAAAGCCGTTTGTGCGGTAGCTTTGCGCGCCCTTGAGCATCTTTCCCAAAAGCCAGTTCATCTACAAAGATTGCCGCCTGCCCTGCTTCAAATTCCCACAACAAATTCGACCACTGAGTATCTGCTTCTTTGATCAGTCCCGTCGCCCGGCTGTAACATGACACGCCCAGCGGTGAATCAGCATCAATCGTATTTGCCAGTGGATAACGGAAATACGCATATAGCGGCTGCTCAATCCCCGTAATCAGCGCTTCATCCTCAATCTGCGCCCAGGCGTCGATACTGTCCAGGCTCACCGATTGCCCCAGCGTGTCCTGGTTGGTCGATCGGTATGCCTTGTTGATGATCTGACAGCCCGCATCTGTCATGTTGTGATACTCCAGCCGCGTATACCAGTAATCGCCCTTGCGTCGCTGGTCCACAAATACGATTGCAGTGATCATCCCATCCGCATCAAATGCCACCGGATAAAACTGATCTGCCTGTACAAAGTCGATCGCCAGTTGCTCACCGACGATATACGGCTTGAACACCAGCCCACCTTTTGCGCAGCCAAACTCCACCTGGTGACGCAATTTGTCCATCACCCGCCCGAATTGTTCCTCAAGCCAGGTGGCCCGCGCCCCGCCGGTGAACTCGGCTTCCATCTCGATCGTCGTCAGCCGTGCCAGTTCCGAAGCAATCGCCGCCGGCAAGCCCATACTTTTCACATCTGCGTTCAACCAGGGCGCTTTGTTTTCATACATCCGCGCCCACAGCTCGATCTCCTCTGCCATTTTCGAAGAAAAAGCAACCTCGATATTTAGCGCCTTATCAACCGTTTGTTTTCCTATCATCTTTTTGATCCACTCCCTGACCCAACTCAGTATTTTTCTGAACATTATTTCTTACCCCGCCGCTTCCAAATCCGGTTGGTCGCATAGCGCACAGCGTCGATCGCATGGTTATCAGCATCCGGGAAGGCACTGATATACTCCCCGTCTTTGTTTAGCTCGTGCTCATAGTTCAAAAACTCTTCCGCTGCATATGGGCAACGCTTATTGTCGATCACGATCTTGACCAGCGATTGCAGCCATTTCATCGAATAGCGCACGCTCTCTGGACCCTTTTCAGCACCAATACACGAAAGGCCGTAAGCCCGCAAATCAGCAATGCTTTTAGGTTCGGCGCTGTCTGCGATCACCGTGTCCTCTGGACCAACCCCCATTTCAACCAGGGCTTCATAGAGTTCCGAATTGCTGTGTTTCCAACCACGATACTCATCAAAGATATACAGCGTCATTCTGGCCGCATCATAGTGGCAGCGCACCCACTGCGCTGGATCCGGGTAGTAACCGAAGTCAAGCCCGTCATGAATCCGGTCAAATTGCCCGATCTCTTCATCAGTGATCGCTCTGATCTCCACGTTCTCAAACACCAACCCGCCTGCTGTGGTCGGCAAGCCCAGGTACTCATGTTCATAAGCCGCCGGGTTGATCTCTTTCAAATACTCCGCTTCATCAATGAACGCCTGGCCGAGCCAATCCACCGGCACCGTCCGGTAATCGCTCTCATGCACATACCGGTTGGGCTTGGGTATCTCCAGCATTTTATTAACCCAGTTGGTCTTGCTCCTGGGCGGGTTGAAGCTCATGAAAACGTACGCTTTGTCACCACCACGCAGCGCGGATTGCACGATAGAGCGCACTTCCGAGCCACCCTTGAACTGGTCCAGCTCCTCAAACCACAGAATGTTGATATACCCAAAACGGGGTTTGATCGATTTGATCTTTAGCGGATCGTCGCCACCCCGGAAGTAAATCTTTTGCCCCGTCGGAATATACGTGATTTCAAGCGGCGATGTGATGCACTTGAACTTTTCCGTCAAGCCCAGATAATCGATCGCCCACACAATCTGGCTGTACACCGAATCCCGCAGCGTGTTGCCAACCTTCCTGGCCACCAGCGCGTGCCACTCCGGATTATTGATCAGCAGTTCAATCAGTACCTCTGATGCGAATGAAGATTTGGTGGACCCTCGTCCCCCTTTGAATACATACTCAGTATGTGCGGCTGCTTGAATATCCCGATACACATCAAAAAACGAGCTGGCAATCGCATTAGCGGGCAAATTGAACAGCGTCATCTCCTGGCTGTCCTCTTCGTCGGCCGCCATGTTTACCTGGGTGATCAGTGATTGAAACGGTTTGCCAATGATCCGATCAAGCACTTCTGTTGCTGAAGCCTGCTTTATGCGTTCATTGCGAGATTTCAACCCATCGATCTTCACTTTCGCTGCACTCTCAGCCGCTTCCTGCAATAACAAAGTGGCTCGTAAGCCCGTCTCTGTTTTCAAACGCATTGCCAGTGAATTTAGGTAATCTCGCTCTTCTTGGGGCCAACCATAAAAGGTGGCAGTTGAAAAACCGGCATCATTAATTGCTTTGCCATTACTGGTTGTTTTACAGCGCGAAAATACATACTGAATTTTCAGATCACTATCCAAGCTTTCTATTTCTGCACGTAAATTCTTCGGTTTCACTATATTTTTCTTGTGTTTTTACTCAATTAATGTCTATTTTTCCTACAATTTCCCTATGATTTGCTTTTTATCCAAACACCGCCAACTCCAGGCGTTCAACGCGCTCTTCGAGTGTCAATGGCTCTGGCACCGGCTCATCAACCTTCAACCAGTGCAATAGATCTGCGTAACTTCCCTGAAACCAATTCAAATCAATGCTCTTTGCCTGCACACCGAACTCTGCGCCGCGTCCGTTTGTATCGGCTGAGTATTGCCATATCGCCCAGTCATCCCATACCCTGTCCTCAAACTTCAGTTTTGGATAATTGACAGGCACTTTGGCAATATCATTTGCCCACCAGGAATAGTTGGCAATCCATAACGGATAGGCTTGCATCCAGGACAAATGGCTCGTCTGAAAATAGTTTGTGAACCACTGAGCCGTGTAGATGATCGGCTTTCGTCCTGTTACTCGTTCAACTTCCTTGCACCACTCGCTGGCACGCCAGGCATAGTCGCTAAAACGCCCCGTATCGCGCACCGATGGCTCTTCGAAATCCAGAATGGGCGGGAAGTCAAATTTGTAACGTGTATAACGTTCCAGGTAAAACTGCGCTGCAACCTTCGGATCCACTGAGTATTGCAACCAGTGATAACAACCGGTCAGCAGCTCGCCAAAATCAAAAGCGGCCCGGCAATAGTTATTGAACTCAGTATCCTCAAATTGCAGGCCTGTCGTTTTATTAGCGTCCGTCGCCTTGGTGATCCAAAAGCGCGCTCCCGCCTGGTGCATCTTCGGGAAATTAATCTTCCCTGACCAGTGAGAGGTATCTACACCCAAAACCCAATCATTGCTCATGATCGTCTCCACAATCTACTTGGATGTTATATTGCTCAATCAAGCGTTCAAGTTCACGGATCCGTGATGTCAGCTGTACAATTTCAGCTTCAGATTCGGCAATCTTCCGTTTCAGTTCAGTATTCTCTTTTTTAAGTTCTGCGATGGTCGCATCCCGTCCTTTTACAACTGCTTCGAGATCAGCAATACGCTCATCCAACCGTTTGAATTCCTTGTGCCAGTAGTCCTGAATATCGATGTTAGTGGCGGCTCTGTTCTTTCTCATGGACGCTAACCATTGGATGATCGCCACACCAATACCGCCCGTGAATAGCAGCCCAACAATTTTCAGGATTTCTGTGTAGGTCTCCGGCGTCATGGCTTATCCTCTCTTCCCCCTGGTTGATCATCACTATTTTTCTTCGTGATAAGCCTTATAGATGCCAGTCGCTACCAGTCCAACCGCCAAACCAAAGATCAACCCTTCAAACACAAAATTGAAAGTCCAGGTGATCGCTTCGGCGATGTAGACGTGATAGCCAAAACCCAGGACAAGCCCCAGGCAGATAGCGAATATTTCAACCCCCATGCCCTGCCATCCGAGCTTTTCCTTGACGTACTGGACCAATCCGATCACGACCAGCATCAGTGGGATGCCAGCCACAAGTGCGCCCGTTAAATCTAAAACCATAACAAACCTCCGCAATTTTCTAAAAATTTTTAATAAAAAAACCCGAAGCGCATCTTTTTCAAGACACACTCCGGGCTGGTTGACCAGTCCTCAGAGTCTGAGGTCAACAACTTGTTATCGTGTTGTACTAAAAATTATACCATGTTTTCAAGTCAATCTGCCAGTTCT